TTAGAAATCTTGGCCGAAAAAATTAAAATTTGTTTCTGCAGCACTTCGTGATGATTTCCAAATATTAGCTTTTACCATCTCCATTTTCCGTCCGGTTGGTGTTCTCACCTCCTTATCGAGTTTTGATTTTCTGGATAACTCTAACCATGAAATAAAAAGCGAAAAAAGTAAGCAAAGTGAATAGAGAAGTGTTGATGTCCGGTACTGGAAAACTCACTTTGTCATATACATAACCAGTACCCCCAGTATTGGCAGATATTACAACAACATCAGTATCCTCATCAGCTATTATTGAGCCATTGTGCTGTAATTGATAGTATCCTTGATTAGAAACAAGTGCATTGTCCGGTATATAAAAACTCGCCTCATCAATTGTAGAGCCTTTGTAAACACACGGAATATCCGAATAATTGTAAATTTTCATGAAGTCACTCTTGATGCTCTGTTTACAATGAATATTCCGAGAAATATGGCGATTTTCTGGGAAAAGAATGTCCAGACGATATTAAATATCGTGATAATTGGTAAAATATCATCAAGAAAGGACATAGCACCCCTTGACCAATCAGAAGTTCCAGAAACTTGATTTAGTGCATTGTTTACAAGCCCGCTATTGATGCTTGAAGTCGTACCATCCCATAATGTTATCTGGGCTTCATACCCTGCCATAACAGTCGTATAAAATACAGTAGCAAAGAATGTTAGCCAGATTCCAATCTTTACCGCTTTTACTGCTACAGTTCCGGCTGAGAATGTAAACGCAGAGTAATTGGAAACCACATTACTTTCCTGAGCTTGGATCATAGTTTGAAAAGTGCCCACAGTTAAATTGTAAACCGCCAGATAATACATGAACATGATTGCCACGATGATCACTCGCTTGATCCATAAAGAAACTTCATCCCAAGAGGGTAGGGACACCCCCCCCAATGATTGACCCATGTTTAACAAGTCGTGAGACTCTTGACCATTACCTCGTCCCATATCCCAATCAATAATACCTAAGGTTGCGGGTCTTTCGGTCCGAGTATAGTTAGGTTTGCTTGAGTCAATCGCATTAGTAACGATTTGATTTTTTGCCCCTAGAAGTGCATCGGATTCGGCAGTTTTTGCACCGATTTCCGTACCTTCATTTGGTAAAGTTGCGTTACTCTCAGTCAATGCTAGATAAATGTCTGCCAAAGTTGCTTGTCTGAGAGTACCGTTTTCGTCAACGAATTCACCACGGATTCCATCAATACTGGCATTCAGTTCATCCATTTTTTCCTCAAATTGAAAATCCGTGAAATGTCTGGTGTCACCTTCAATCTCTTCAATATTATCACGCATGGAATTAACGTCATTTTGGATCTCGTCTATTTGTTCCTTGTAGTGTTCCAAGTGAATTCCCAAAACCCCATCAGTTTTGATATCAATATTCTGGACATCTTTTGCAACGTCTACAGTTGCACTTAATTTTTCCAATTCTGCCTTTATGTTTTGGAGCTCCGGTACATCATTATCAGAATCAAAGCCCGTATTATCAAAAGCCTGTTTAAAATCAGTTAGTTTGTCCAAGATCTCTTGGGACTTGATCTTTTCGGTTAATAAAACCAACTGGGCATTAATATCAGTTAGTTTTTGTTCAATCAGAAATAAATCATTGGATTCAAGTTGTTCCAAGTTGATCCCTTGCATCTCAGTTAACAATGCACTCAAGATTAGAAAATCATCATCAGAATCCACATTTTGCAATTGTTGGTTTATTGCATCCAGTAAGTTGTTTGTTTGCTGTAAATCGAGATTAACAATAACTGTCCAGTAAGTGCCATTGGTATCAATAATGATGTTGGTTGAACCACCACCACCACCACCACCACCACTTGTTATGGTATCCCAAAAATCGGAACCAGTTCCTTCATTAAAACGCCATTTGTATCGTAAAAAACCCGTAGTTCCATCATCTGCAATCACATGAACGCCATCCTCTTCGACTTGTGTGACTGTCCAAGGATTTTTAGCGGGCTCTGCCCATGGGTTAGCACCATTAGTCTCCCGTAAAATGTTTACTTTATCGCCTATTTGTACTTCATGCGTAGCAAACAAGAGGGTAGGGATAAGGAAAAAACAAAGAATCCTCATCTTTGTTTAATCTTTTTAACAACGCCTGACAAAATAAGTACTGATATGCATGCAAGAATTACGGGCACAGCTATATCAAAAAGATTTTGTGCATGTACAGTTACCATTACCAACCTTTAGTTAAGAAATACATGAAAACGAACATGATGATCAGACAATTTGCGATGATGCCCGAGTAAAAATAATAGTATTCTATAATTTCCATTTTAAGAACAGGTGGTAGGGTTTGAAATTATCTCCCCCCACATTCCACCTTATGACTCAAAACGCTTAAATTAGCGTTTCTTGATGAGCTTGATCATGGAGATAAGGATGCCAAGACCAACAACTGCCAATATGACAGGAACAACTGCATCAAACAGAGTACCTGCGTTAGTTGACAATGCAGTCAGAGCAGTATTCACAGCATCAGCGTCATTGGTTACTGCGAAAGCACCACTAGACAAGCCGAGAAAACCCGCTACTCCCAAAAGAAAATTCTTCACTTTTGTAATATGTATTGTGTTAATATGGTATTTCCTATGTCTACACTTCGGCAGTAGATGCCACCCATTCCATTAACCGAATCTGTTCGTGATTCGGCATGAAAATTGAAAACGAGCCTGTTGGGTTGCAAAGGTAGTTTGCGTAACTTTGCGAATTCTTTTGCTTTTGCACCCATTTTCTACAGACCCGTTTCAAAATCCTATATTGATCAACTGATAGAGATGCCTTCCCTTGTTCCGTGATAGGCATTTGTTTCCTCCCAAATATTCCCCAATGGCGTCCCGTTTTGACATTGGCAGGAATGTATCCGTCCTTTGTCTGATAGATTGCCAAATAGAACCCGCTCTTTTTGATGTCGTGAACTGCTTTCACATCCACCGAGTGTTCCGAGAATTTCTTGGTATAGTCTTTGACTATCCGTACCCATTCTCCGGTAATCATTTCCTCCAGAACCTCTTGGTCCGGTTGAGTTGGGTCGAATAATAACAGATGATAATGAGGAGCTCCCCGTTTCTGAAATTCTAATTTCCATAGAAAACCCAGTTGCGGGAAGTGGTAACGAAGATAAGAGCAGAGCGTTTTGAGATTGTCTTTCCATATCGTGAATTTTTGCGGATATTCTTTCGGATAGGTTAAAGTTACGAAGTAATACCCAGATCTGTATTGCAGACGGAGAACATAATTGAATAGATTGCGTCTACTTTTTCTACTGAGTGTATTAACTTCGCCCCTTGGCGAATATGTCCTTGAATCATTTTCATCTTTTGGTTTTTCATAATCATCTAGATATTGTTTGATCTCCATCACCCCTTGGTAATGAGTCAATTTTAGATCCATCTAAATACAGTTTGAAACGCCTTTCTCTTTTTTCCTCATGATATAATACGATAAGTCTAGTACCTGCTTTAATGCATTGATCGAATTGGAGTACATTTGAGTAAAGCACCTTGCGATCAACTGACTTGTTAAGAGCACAAAAAAACGAAAATTGTTTTTTCTCATCTTCTGTATGACTTTGAAACATAGATAGCAGAGGGTGGTTCCGGTAATTTAGTTATGCGAGAAGTTACCATTTTTTGACTGAGTAACTTGTTTAGCCTGTAACTTTTGAGAACACCGAGAAGACCGACCGTAATAATAGTCAATATTAACCCAGAGAATGCTGCCATCGAACTGATAGACACTACCCAATAGACCGAGTCTGAGATGCTCATAATATTCTATTTTGTTTACGTTCATTTTGGGTTTTCTGTAAATATGGACTATATACCAAGAAAGAGAAGCCACCCCCCCGAGGGGGGGGAGGCATCTCTTTATGAGACAAATTTTCCATTATCCTTTTTGCCCCCCTTTGAGCTCTAGGATTCTGGAAGTTTGAATACCAAACCGCTGATTATAGGAAGCTTCCAGACGGATATCGGAGAATTTTCCGTCAGAATATTTAATATCGAGATTAGGAACGTAGAAAGAACCACCCATAAAGGTAACAGTTCCCGACATTTCTTTTCCTGCGGTAGTGGTACGAGTAACAATGCCCTCCGGCAATTCAACAATGATCATGTTTTACATTTGGTTTGTATTTTTGTTTGTGTTCAGTAAGTGTCCCTTGTCTTAGCGCCGCCTTGGGCAATTATGAAAATTGCCCAGGGGGCTTACGGGTCTTCGCTGAACGGAGAATAGAAATAAAAACTGAGCTTTATTTAAAGTTTTCATCAAAGTGTTTGATTTGCAGAAAGTTAAATTTTTCGGACTTCGCACAATATGTATTACGTTGCCCTGTTTAGTGTCTTGCACGTCACCTTAGAGAACCAATAAGTTCCGTCAAGTATAAATGTGGAATATTTATTCCGCTAATTGTTGACTTAACATAAAGTATTGAACTAAGGAAACTTATGAACCCGAAAAAAAACGCTATTAAGATCCATTTATCACAAGATTGTACACGGAAGATGTTTGAACTGCAAAAGAACGAACCCTTAGCAAGGACTTGTGCGAGGATTTTAGAAGCAGTTACAGACTACGAAGGAGATTTCCTTACTCTACTTTACCTAATCAGTCACCCAGAAGACCGAATAGAGAGAACTAAGTGAATGCTTAGAGTTGCTCTTTGGCAGTAATCCAAAGGGGAATGCTTTGATCTTAGGCAGATTACCTTAGGATGAAGCTTGACGCTTCAAATTTTGTGCACGCTTGACGATCCTACGCAAATGGTCCCAACCACCGACTCCGGTAAAGTTATATGTCCCCATAGCTAATGAATATTTTGTTTGTTACTTCTGTAGAATAATCTTTCTTGCGTAAGATTCCCTTACTTACTTGCGAGGTCATGGAACGAAAATCGGCAATTTGGTAAGTCATGCCGTTAGCAACATCGACAATGTTTGAAGAACTGAAGGTTTGCATAATAGGATCTGGAGAAGTGACATCCATCACATCAGAATTTTCCACATCAATCTTTAGCAATTCACGCCCGTCAATGACTTGCATAATCAGATCCAAACTAAAACCTACATCCCGATAATCTTTTGAGGACCGAATGACACCTTGGGTTGCATAACTAGTGTCGAATGGTAACTGATAACCATGAACCAAAGAAAAAGGTACATTTTCCTTTAGAATAATATCAGTCTCTTTGAGATTTGCACCCTGTCCATTGTCACGAATAAATGCCAACAATCCGGTAAAATAGTTAGTTTGCATGGACCAAATACCTTGTTCAGTTGCCAGACTGATATTGTTAATTTCTGCAAACGATTTCCATACAGCACCAAAAGAGAATTCAGTTGAACTTTCCCTAGTTACTTTATCGGAAATAAAAGTAATTTTGCATTTTCGGACTTCCCCGAACCAGTACTTTTTTTTCCGGTCATAATCAGTAGTATCGAGAAGCTCCCAAGGATTATGGATTTGACTATTTTTATTACCCCGATTTTGCCCAGATCCACCAACCGCAAATATAGTAGGAACTTCAAACCATTCTGAATTATCCGGTTGGGCATTCCTATCAAATGGATCAACAGGTATAACACTCCCATCGGGTGGAATAGAATCATGAACTTGTGCATTTACATTTTCTGCACTTTCTTCAGACACTACAGAAGGCATGAGAAAAGATAGCATTTTAGGTAGCCCGCCTTGGCTTGCCCAAAATATCAGACCCAGTAAGAGGAGAGCACCCGCATATACGACCCAATTGATAGGAATGCCACCAAGCTTGTATCGTTTTTCGTGTTCCTTGTTAAATAAACTAGTGGAATAACATTCTGCAATCTTGAGTTGAAATGGATAGGTGAAATCTTGCGAACTTTGCCCACTTTGCGTGCCATGACCAGAAATGTGAGCTTCTTCTAAATATTGATAACATCGAAAACCAGTACCTCGTTTGAAAAAGTTGAAAACCTTTTCTTTGGATAAGTTACGCAAAACATGAAAAGCCTGAGTCTTGCCCCTAAATTGAGAATCAACATCAGAATATTTTTGAGCCATCCAAATTAGAGTATCACCAACATGACGGATGAAAGTGATATATGACAAGGTGGCTTGCGACATATGTTTCCAGTTACGAGCATTGAAATACAGATGAGCTTCATCGATAATGTACAAAATGCCTTCGTCATCATCCTGTAAATGTTCCTTGAAATCGATATTTGCCCCAGTATCAGGCAGATCCCAATGGTAATGCCCCCGATTAGTGAAGAAATGCCTATTGTCCGTAAATGTCTCCAGATCATATAACTGGAAATCCTTGCATACATATTCCCGAAGCTTTTTACGGTTGATAGGAACATTCGTGACAATCGTCCGATTCTGTCCTTTTTTAATCTCTGCAATTATTAAACGAGTTGCAAAGTACGATTTTCCGGCACCGGGCTTACCAGTAAGCCCAAATATCGCAGGTTGTAAAAAGGAATCAAAATTCATCTTTTACGCAAAACCTTCATTTCAGACAGTTTGCCATGAACATTGAATTTTTTCTTACTATACCAAGTAATGACTTGAGGAGAATCAAAAGTGTTATCGCTAGGATGTGCAGGAACATTAAAAAGACACTTTTGGATTTTTTTCACCTTGAGCCAATTTGGAGATCTAACCCAAGGTTTGATTTTGTCACCAACTTGTAACTCGTCAGCGTAGAGAATTAATTCTTTTCTTTTCATATTAGAGTG